TTTTACCTAGAGTTCCTGTGGTTGATTCCATAAACGCAGCAAGAACCATATTCAGTTCTTGTTATTTTGATAGAGAAAATTGCGCAGATGGGTTACAATGCTTGCGTCATTACCGATATGAAGTTGATCCTGATTCAGGTCAATTTAGTAGAACGCCACTCCATGATGTTTATTCACATGGAGCAGACGCTTTTAGATATATTGGATTAATGATACACGATAAGAAAGAACAAAAAGTCCGTAAACAAACATATACTCCTGGCGTAAGCTGGATGGGATAACACATGGCAAGAATGAAAAAAACTCAAGTTGTTGATAATGACCCAAGAATCCAAGACGCGATTCAATTCTTACAGTTTGCTAATGAAGCAGACCAAATGAACAGAAGTGAAGCGTTAGAGGATTTAAAGTTTGCAGCAGGTGACCAATGGCCTGTAGAAATTCAAAATAGTAGAGTTTTAGAAGCAAGACCATGTTTAACAGTCAATAAGGTTGATGCGTATTGCCGTCAACTTACTAACCAAATGCGTCAACAACGCCCTCGCATGAAAGCGCATGGCATGAACAATGAAACAGACGCAAGAATGGCAGAGATCATTTCAGGCATTTTCCGTCACATTGAAGTCCAATCAGATGCAGACCAAGCTTATGACAAAGCTGGTGATTTTGCAGTTCGTATGGGTTGGGGATATTGGCGAGTAACTACAGACTACGTTAAAGACGATTCATTTGACCAAGAAATCTATATTAGAGCTATTGATAACCCTTTTACTGTTTACTTTGACCCTAATTCAGTCATGCCTGATGGATCAGACGCAGAAAAAGTATTGATTACCACAGTTATCTCTAAAGACAATTTCAAGAAAATGTATCCCAATGCCGAAGTTGAGCAAGGATTCACAATGCGAGGCACAGGTGACACCAATCCTGAATGGGTTATGAAAGAGGATATTAGACTAGCTGAATACTTCTATACTGAACGCAACCCTATTAAATTACATTTACTATCAGATGGCACAACAGTTAAATCAGATGAATTACCACCACAAGACGTTTTAGACATTGCAGGCATTACAATCGTTGAAACAAGGGACTCATACGAGAAAAAGATTAGATGGTGCAAACTAACATCTATGGAAGTATTGGAAGAAGGCGAATGGGCAGGTAAATACATTCCTATTATTCCTGTTTATGGTCAAGAAACTGTAGTAGAGAATAAGAAAAAGAAATTTGGTATTGTAAGAATGGCCAAAGACCCACAAAGAATGTATAACTTTTGGCAAACTTCACTTACAGAGTCCGTAGCGTTAGCACCTAAAGCTAAATGGTTGTTAGCTGAAGGTCAAGATGAAGGCCATGAGAACGAATGGGCAATGGCTAACATTAAATCTATGCCTGTTTTACGCTACAAACAAACAGATATTGATGGTAAACCTGCACCTGCTCCACAAAGATTGCAACCTGAACCACCACCAGCAGGCATTATGGCGGCTGCTCAATCCATGACCACCGATTTAATGCAAGTTGTAGGTATATTTGACCCTGCTCAACTACCAACAGGCAATATTTCAGGAAAAGCCCTACAAGGTCAGCAACAACAAGTAGATTTAACCAATTTCCATTATTATGACAACTTAACTCGTTCAATCCGCCAAACAGGTCGAGTTATTCTAGACTTAATCCCACATATTTACGATAGACAAAGAGTCATGCGTATCATTGGTGATGATGGCAAACCTGAAATCTTAACTATTAACGAATATGGTCAAGACGAAGAAGGCGTTACAAAAATCCTTAATGATGTAACAGTAGGCGAATATGATGTGGTTATGGATACAGGCCCAGGCTATAACTCTAAACGCCAAGAAGCAGCAGAAACTATGCTTCAATTATTCTCTGTTGATCCAAGCTTGATCCAACAAGCAGGTGACTTATTAATCAGAAACATGGACTTCCCAGGCGCTGAAACTATTGCAGACCGATTAGCTGTAAATAATCCATTGGCTCAAATTGATGACAAATCTAAAGTGCCACCAGCAATTCAAATGCAATTAGCTCAATCTAAAGCTCAAGTTCAACAATTGCAACAACAAATGCAACAATTGCAAATGATGATTAAGCAACGTCAAGATATTGAGCAAGTCAAACAAGATAACGAAACTAAACGTGAACTTATGCGTGAAACAACTAAAGCCCATGTTGCAGATAGAGGATTGGAAGCAAGAGTCCATGATGTCAACACTAAAGCTGTTACTTCACAAAATAAGACTGAAATTGAATCAATTATGGAGCTTTTATTACATCACATGGATACATCGCGATTGGAACGTGAAATAGCTATGAGAAATGTAGAACAACAAACTAGCGAAAACGCCGCAGTTCAATCAATAGGAAAATAATTATGAATCCATTATCATCATTTTTAAATTTTAACGATCAAAATATGTTTAATCAACAATCTTTACGTCAGCCGGGGCAGCCTATGTATGGTGGAGGACTAAATCCAAATTCTATGCCCACAGGTATTGGTGGCGGATTAAATCCTAATGGTACGCCTTATAATTTTGATGGAAAAGTAGATCAAGATAACGACCAAGATGACAATAAAAATCAACAATCTTTTATGGGCATTAATGGATCGCCATATCAAGGTAATTTTGGTGAAAATAATAATTGGTGGAATAATCAACAACAATTTAACCCACAATATCAAAATCAATGGAATCAAAATCAATTTGGACAAAATCTAGGACAATATTCAAATTTATTGAATATGTTTCATCAATATTTTGGTAATAAACCTTATTGATTGATTATTAAGTAATTTTGTAGTATAAAGGCAAAATATCTACCAATGGATTGCATTGGGTAAAAATCTTGGGGAAATCCATGTCAGAAAGAGAAGCAGGACAAGTATTAACTTCTGAAAATTCAGAAGCGTTTTATGCAAATAAGTTGGGTTTAGCTGAAGAAGCACCTGTTGAGGCTGTAGTTGAAGAAACCACAGAGCCGGCAGAGGAAGCGAACGATCAGAGTGAATCACAACCTGAAGAAACAAAAGAAACAAAAGCAACAGAAGAAAAGAAACAAAACCCCAAGCTTGAAAAGAGATTTTCAGAGCTAACGAAACAACGTGAAGAAGCGCGTAAAGAAGCGCAACGTGAACGTGAAGCTCGTGAGGCTTTAGAAAATCGTCTTAAAGAGCTAGAAGTAAAGGTCAATCCACAACCTGTTGAACAGGTAAATGCGAAACCTTCGCCAAGTCAGTTTAATGACGCGTTTGAATACGCTGAAGCATTAGCTGAATGGTCGGCAGAACAAGCTATTTTGAACAGGGAAAAAGCTGAAACTGAACGAAAAGTCCAAGAAGAACGATCACAAGTCATTAAATCTTGGAATGACCGATTAGCAAATGTTAAGGCGGATTTGCCTGACTATGATGAAATGATTGCATCTGCATCCGACATTACTGTTAGCGATGAAATAAGAGATGCCATGCTAGAGTCTGAACAAGGCCCTAGAATACTATATCATTTAGCAGAAAATCCAGAGCTAGCAGAAAAGCTTAATTCTATGTCAAAAGTTAGCGCACTTCGAGAAATTGGGAAGTTGGAAGCAAGGTTTGAAGCCAAAGAAACACCAAAAGAGGCCAAAGCTGTAGCTGAAACAAAAACTTCTGTAGCCAAAAGCAAAGCACCTGCTCCTATAAGTCCCATAAAGACAAGTTCTGCGGTTGCTGATGTTGGTGTCGGTTCTGATGGTGAATTCCATGGCACTTACCAACAATGGCGAGAATCGCGTAAAGCTGGGAAAATTAGGTAGTAGGCCATTAAATATTTATAATTAAGGAAAACAAATGGCTAATAATTTACTAACCATAAGCAAGATCACCAACGAAGCATTGATGGTCTTGGAAAATGAATTAACATTTACTTCAGAAGTTGATCGTAACTACGATGACCAATTCGCTGTTGTAGGTGCAAAAATCGGTAATACTGTGAACGTTCGTAGACCAGGCCGCTTTATTGGTACTACTGGCCCAGCACTTAACGTTGAAGATTTCAATGAAACTTCAGTTCCAGTAACATTATCAACACAGTTCCACGTTGATACACAATTTACAACACAAGATTTGGCATTATCTTTAGATATGTTCTCTGATCGTGTTCTTAAACCAGCAGTTGCAGCTATCGCCAACAAGATTGACCGCGATGGTTTAGTAATGGCTAAAAACAATACAGCTAACATCGTTGGCACAGCAGGCACACCTCCAACAGGTTTAATCACTTACTTAACAGCAGGTGCTTACCT